ATTCCGACCAGTTAAGTATTGATATTAAGCGGTTTTTGTTCGAAGTTTGTTGTTCAATTTGTTGTTCATTTTCGAAGCATTTTAGAATTCTTTGAACCTTACTTTCGTTAATTTTGAATTTCGATGCAATTACATTTCTCCCTGTAATAAGCTGACCAGGCTGTAAAGTAATTCGCTTACCTCCGAACAACTTATCTTGAGATTGATGAGTTGCATTTAACAATAAGTAAATCCAAACTGCCAAATAATCTGCATCCTTGCAAATAATAGGATTGTCGAGAGTTTTTCTATATGTTTTTATCCATCCTGCCAATTTCTATTTGTGTA